GCTACGATAACGACCTACTAGATACAGAAGAGATAGATGCAGCTAAGAAGTCCATGTCTTCCTTCGCGTTTCGCCAAGAGTTTATGGCGTCTTTTGAAGCGCGTGGCTCTGAGATGTTTAAAGAAGAGTGGGTTAGATTCGATGACGAAGAGCCTGACACAGGAGACTACTACGTTGCCATTGACCTCGCGGGCTTTGAGGAAGTAGGAAAAGCTAAGTCCAAAAACAAAAAGCTTGACAACACCGCTATTGCTATTGTAAAGGTAGGAGAGTATGGTTGGTGGGTAAAAGATATCATCTGCGGTAGGTGGGAATTAAACGCCACTGCTGAGAAAATATTTCAGATAGTCAGAGACTATCAGCCCGTATCAGTTGGTATAGAGAAGGGCATTGCCCGACAGGCTGTCATGTCGCCGCTTACTGACCTGATGAAGAAGTATCAGAACTTCTTTCGCGTTGAAGAGTTAACGCACGGGAACAAAAAGAAAACCGACAGGGTTATGTGGGCGTTACAAGGCAGATTCGAGAACGGTATCTGCAACCTCAATAAGGGAGAGTGGAACATCCAATTCATGGATGAGATCTTTCAATTCCCTGACGCCTTAACCCACGATGACATGGTAGACGCTTTAGCTTATATAGATCAATTGGCTAAGGTGTCTTACGCATACGACTTTGAAATAGATGAGTTTGACGTAATCGACTCAGTAGCGGGATATTAAGATGCTCGAATCCAACGAAGATAAGTTTGGCATAGAAGAGACTCTTGAGTCATGGGTAATGGAAAAGTGCCGAGATTGGCGTGACCATTATGAGACTAACTACGAACAGAAGTTTGATGAGTACTACCGTCTGTGGCGTGGCATCTACTCTAGCGAAGACCGTAACCGCGATTCCGAACGATCACAGATTATATCCCCTGCCCTTCAGCAAGCAGTAGAATCCTCAGTCGCAGAGATTGAAGAAGCTACGTTTGGCCGTGGCAGGTTCTTTGATATGAAAGACGACATCTCTGATCAAGAGAACCAAGACGTAGTCTACCTTCGCGAAAAGCTATTAGAAGACTTCAAGGCCAACAAGATACGAAAGGGCGTGGCTGAGTGTTTAATCAACGCAGCCGTCTTTGGTACAGGCATAGCAGAGATTGTCCTCGAAGAAGTCAAAGAGATGAAACCTGCTACCCAACCTATCATGGACGGGCAGCTACAAGCTGTAGGTGTGAACATCTCAGACCGCACAGTTGTTAAATTACGACCTGTTTTACCTCAAAACTTCTTGATTGATCCTGTTGCTGTAGACGTAGACAGCGCATTGGGCGTGGTGATTGATGAGTTCGTCTCACCTCACGCCATCGAGCAGCTACAAGAGAAGGGGGTCTACAAGAATGTCCCCTTTAACTTCGCGTACCCTGACACAGACTTAGATCCTGACCACGAACTTACCACGCAACCTACCGATAAGACTCGTCTTACCAAGTACTACGGACTTGTTCCCCGCTACTTACTTGAGAATGACGAGGACTACGAAGAGGTTGAGCAGCTTACAGACGCCGAAGAAGAGACCGACTTCTATGTTGAGGCGATTGTCGTAATAGCTAACGGTGGTACTCTGCTGAAAGCGGAGAAGAACCCGTACATGATGCAAGACCGTCCTGTTGTGGCGTTTCCTTGGGACATCGTACCCTCTAGGTTTTGGGGTCGTGGCGTATGTGAGAAGGGCTACAACTCACAAAAAGCATTGGACGCTGAGCTTAGAGCTCGCATCGATGCACTGGCTTTAACAGTCCACCCAATGATGGCGATGGACGCAACTCGTCTACCTCGCGGAGCAAGGCCCGAAGTAAGACCGGGAAAAATCATTCTAACCAATGGTAATCCTTCTGAAGTCTTACAGCCATTTAACTTTGGTCAGGTTAATCAGATTACCTTCGCGCAAGCCGGTGAGCTACAACGAATGGTGCAGACTGCCACAGGCGCAATAGACTCTGTTGGTGTTGGTGGATCAATCAATGGCGAAGCTACCGCAGCGGGAATCTCTATGTCCCTCGGCGCAGTCATTAAGCGCCACAAGCGAACTCTGATTAATTTCCAAGACTCGTTTTTGATACCGTTCATTACCAAGGCTGCACACAGGTACATGCAGTTTGAGCCTGAGCTATATCCGGTATCTGATTATAAGTTTGAGGTCACCTCATCTCTTGGCATCATCGCGAGAGAGTACGAGGTTACACAGTTAGTGCAGCTTCTACAGACTATGTCTCCTGAGTCTCCACTATATCCTGCGTTGATTCAATCAATCATAGACAACATGAACCTCAGTAACCGCGAGCAGTTAATACAAACTCTACAAGAAGCAGGACAAGTTTCACCTGAGCAGCAGCAAGCACAACAAGCTATGCAGCAAGCACAGATGGAGTTCCAACAGTCGCAGACTAACGCGCTGAATGGACAAGGCGCTGAGTCTCAAGCACGAGCTGCCAAGATCGCAGCAGAGACTAAAGCAATTCCTGTAGAACTAGAGATTGATCAGATTAAAGCTGTGACATCAAACCTTTCTGTCGGCACGGCAGATGACAAAGAGTTTGAACGCCGACTCAAAGTTGCTGATGCTGCGCTGAAAGAGAAGAGACTGAATCTTGATACAGTTAAGGCCATGCCGCAATGATTACCAAACGAGAACTAGAGGACGTAGTTACACAGGTAAACGTAGTCCTCGATCGGATGGACAAGCGGCTTCAGTCTTTGGAGAAGCAACACGAAATCCTTCTTCACGAGGTCAAGAGCTTCGTGCAAGCAAAGCCGAAGGCTAAGAAGAATGGATAAAGAAACAGAAAAATATTATGACGACCGTGCGGATATGTTCTTAACGCAAGGTTGGAAGGATTTTATTAAAGAGCTAAGTGCCAATGCTCTTCAAATTAATTCCGTAGAGTATACGAAAGATGTAAATGATTTGTTCTTTCGTAAAGGTCAGCTAAGTGTACTGGCTGACATACTCAATTTAGAATCTGCAATGAACCATGTACAAGAGGATAGCAGTGATGTTGATAATCTTTGATTTCCAATGCGAGCAAGGCCATGTCCATGAGGCAATGGTGAATCGCGATAAGGTAACCGAAGGTTATAGGCGTGACTGTCCTGAGTGCGGTGGTTCTAGTAGTAAGATGATCTCACCTGTTAAGTCGGTACTCGACCCCATCTCCGGTTCTTATCCGGGAGCTACTATGAAATGGGCTAAGGATAGACAGGCGAAGATTAAACACGAACGCAAGGTAGCCGAATCATAAGTCCTTCGGGGTAGCTTAGAATTGGTCTTGTCTCCATAGGAGTTTAATAGTGGCACAACTTATTGACGAAGTGACGAACGAGGTAGATGAAGAAATACAACAGGAAGCGGTCTCTGAGAATACTGAAGAGGTAGCCGTAGATGACACTCCCGAGCATTACAGGGGGAAAACTCCTTCCGAGTTGATCAAGATGCACCAAGAGGCAGAGTCCCGCATCGGTCAGCAAGGGCAGGAAGTAGGTCAGCTAAGGAAAGTTGTAGACGATTTCATTCTTAATCAGACCAAAGTCAACGAACCGGAACAGGCTGAAGAGATAGATTTCTTTGCTGAACCCGACAAAGCTGTTGATAGCAAAATTGCAAACCATCCAACCATTAAACAGTTGGAGCAATTGGGCAATCAAATGAAACAAAGTCAGACGCTTTCGGCTTTACAGCAGAAGCATCCTGACCTTCAAGAAGTTGCTAGAGACGCCAACTTTCAACAGTGGGTTGTAGGTAGCAAGATTCGTTCAGAGTTATACGAGCGAGCAAACAACAAGTACGACTATGATGCAGCGGATGAATTGTTTTCTAGTTGGAAATCAACTCAAGACGTTGCGCAACAGGCTGTAAGTGTTGAGCGCAAAGAACGTAAACAGGCTTTGAACGCAGCTTCAACGGGTGGTGCTAATGGAAGTTCAGAAGCACCAAGCAGAAAGATCTATAGACGAAGCGACATTATTGAACTAATGCGAACCAACCCGAAACGCTACCAAGCTATGTCTAATGAGATATATCAGGCGTATCAGGAAGGCCGTGTAAAAACAAGCTAACCTTTGAGAGATTATTATGACTACTTCTACTTATCCTAATATGGGCGGCGCAGTAACTAACACTACTGCTGCTACATTTATTCCTGAAATT